GAATGATGGGTGGGACACTAACGTGACCATGATTGATGGCGACGGTAAACCGTTGTTCTCAACTACTCACGCCAATGGCCCGTCTGGTGGCACTTTCTCAAACCGTCTGACAGTTGAGGCTGATCTTTCTGAGGCTTCTCTGGAAGACTTGGTTGGTCAGGTGATGCGTATTGAAGACGCTCGCGGCCTGCCTGCAATGCTGACGTGCAATCGTCTGGTAATTGCTGCTGGCGTGAATGCTTTCAATGCACAGCGCATCATGGGTTCTGTGCTCCAGAACGACACTGCCAACAATGCCACGAACGCAATCCGCGATATGAGCATTGTCAAGAATGGCTTCCTTGCTACGCCTTACCTGAATGAGGAGCAGGCTTGGTTCCTGACTACGGATGCGGAAGACGGTTTGACCTTCTACCAGCGTGCTGACATTACGTTTGGTCAGGACAATGCCTTCACTTCTGGCAATGCTCGATTCAAGTCAAGCATGCGTCAGTCGCAAGGTTGGACGGACGCTCGGGGCGCATTCGGCGGGTCTTCTGGCGTGTAAGTGATTCGAGGGGGTTGTCGTTCGACCCCCTTTTCTTAACTGTGACAATCCTTCAATAAGGCCCGACTCGGGTTCATAGGTGATTAAATGTCTTTCTCAAATTATCCTTCAGGCTTTACCAATGGCGTGACCATCCGTGGCCTGCCTATCAGCATTGCACAACCCGGCCAAGTGTATTGGGTTAATAATTCCTCAGTGTTGCCTGTTGGCGGCATTGGCGGCTCAGATGGTAATCCTGGTACATTCCAGAAGCCGTTTAGCACCATAGATTACGCTGTTGGTCAGTGTACTGCTGGCCGTGGCGATGTGATTATGGTTATGCCTGGCTACACTCAAACGATTACGACTGCGGCGCAGTTGGTTCTCGATGTGGCTGGCGTTAGCATCATCGGTCTCGGCGTAGGTTCTTCCCGCCCCACTCTCACATTCGGCGCGGCTGCTGCGAATATCCCAATCACTGCGGATAACGTGACGGTGAAAAACATCCTGCACGTTGCCAACTTTGCTGCGGTGGTGTCTGCATATACCGCTACGGGAACATCTACCCCTAATGACTTCTGCATTGAGGACTGCGCCTTCCGTGATACAAGTTCAATCCTGAATTTCATCACCTGCGTGACTGGCAATGCTACGGCTAATAGCATGGATGGCTTCATCTTCGCTAACAACCGAGTGACCGGCCTTGGTACTACTGCGGCCACAACTGCGGTCAAGATGGCGGCAGCGCAAACTCGCCAGACTTACAAGGGTAACTTCATTACCTATCCTGCGCTGAACGACACAGCGACTTTGGCAGCGTTTGGAGCTAACAACCAGACAGCCCTGCTGATGGACGGTAACAACGTTGTGCGTCCGTCTACGTCAACCACAGGCGGTTCCCTGTTCTCTGGCGGCTCTACTGCGTCGAGTGGTTACGTTATCAACAACTACTCATGGCACTTGGACAACTCTGGCGGCTTGCTGGCTCCTACCGGCACGGCTCTGGGCTTCCAAAACAACTACTGCATGATCACAGGCGCGGCTGACAAGTCCGGTCTAATCAATCCTGCGGCTGTTTAATTTGATGGGCAAGGACGCCCATATTGGAGCCTGACATGAGAAACCTAGTAGCTAATTTCACGGCATTATCTGATGACGCCAATGGTGCGTTTGTAGACCAGACTCGGGCTACTGCTGGTAGCTTGACTCTTAATGGCGCTCTAGTGACTGACGGCGTTGCGGTATTCGCACAGGCTCAGAAGCTGTCCATTGAAGGCACTGGCAACAACTCAGGAATCACTTTCACCATAACCGGCACTGATGCGGATGGCACTGTTGTTTCTGAGGTATTGACGGGGGCGAACAATGGCACGGCAACGAGTGTGCTTTACTACAAAACTGTGACTTCAGTTGTGGCAAGTGCTGCAATCACTGGTAACGTCGAGGGAGGCCCACTGTCCACTAATGGTGCCGTATCTCGCTCGCTGCGCGTGAATGGTCAGCAGGAAGACTTCAAAATCGGCTTGTTCGTTCTGATCGACGGGACTCTAACCTGTTCGGCTCAGTACGCCTATGAACAGCCAGAGGATACTTACGATATATCCTACTCTGCAAGTGCCGACTGGCGTGCGGTGGATAGCTTGAGTGCCATTTCAGCGAGTGCGGTTAGTAATCTATTTTACAAGACCAATGCAGTACGTCTGTTGGTGTCTGCTTACACTAGCGGCACTGTGCGCCTAACAGCCACGCAATCATTCTGAGGTGATTTATGAGTAGACTTAGACAAACTGAACAGCAAAAGAAAGGTACTCAGCTTCCCTCTAATTACGTTCCGAAGGGGAGCAAGTCCTGCGCTAAACCGAAGGCTAAATAATGAGCACTATCGTGCGAAGGGATACCTACAAGCGCGGCTCATGGCTTGTCATTAGCGATCAGGACGGTCAAAAGCGGCGGATTGAAGATTGTAAAATGCAATGGGACGGGCTTCTGGTAGGCAAGGAAGAATGGGACCCGAAACATCCACAGCTAATGCTAAGGCCGCGAGTAGATCGCCCTGCGCGTTCGCCGGTTCGCAATACTGAGCCGGGAAACCTTGTTATAACTGCGTTCACTAATAGCGAAATCGTCTAATGGCAATCAGCAGAACGTACAGCAGAACGGCGGGGCAGATAATCACAGAGGCATTGCGTGATGCGAAGATTATTCCATCTGAGCAACCTGTCGGCGCTGTTGATTATTCCAACGGTCTAAACTCCCTCAATAACGTGAGCAAGTTCTGGCAGACTAAAGGCTTGCACCTTTGGCTAATGGAGCGTGCTGTATTGCCGTTGAATCAGGGCCAGAAAGTGTATGAGCTTGGGCCGGATGGTGACCCTTGCGGGTATGAGGATTCCTTCTTCGATACCACGATTGGCACTGCTGCTTTAACTGGCGACACTACATTGACCGTTGTTTCTACCTCTGGAATGGAAGCGGCTCCGGGCATCCTTACTTCTTCCCCTGTAATCTCCACCCAGGATTGGACTTCGGTTAACTCTGGAGTGTTGTCCATATCAAGTGGACTGCTGATTACCAATTCTGGAGCGAATGACGGGGGCGCTGATTATGATCTTGATGCAACTGTCGGGCAGACTTACCGGGTGCGCGGGACTTACACCAAAGGCACAAGCGCCGGGTGCGTGTTCTCGGTTCTTAACTCAACAACCGTTGAGGACACTATTACCCTGACCGCTTCAGGCGCTTTTGATCTTGAGATTACTGCGTCGCTTGATACGATTACCTTCAGGGCACAAAACACCTCTGCGGTGGCCGGGCAGACTTCTACTGTTGCGTCTCTGCAATACATCGATGACGTGACAGGCTCACGCATTGGCATTGAACTAGACGATGGCACAACTCAATGGAGTTACGTTCTGGATGTTGATTCCAGCACTTCAGTGGATATTCGTGATGCTTTGACCGATGACGTGGCGGCGGCTAACTTTGTTTACTCATTTGTGAATCAGATCGACAGACCGCTGAAGCTGTTTAACGCAACCTATGCCAGCGCCATTGACGTGTCAGAGATTCCGGTTAGCAAGTGGAGCCGTCAGGAATACACACAGCAGCCGGACAAGAGCAGTCAGGGCACAGTGAATCAGTGGTATTACAACCCGACTCTGGATTTGGGCAAGTTCTACGTATGGCAGACGGCGCCGAATAATCAGGCGGTGGTCAGGTTTGACGTGCGAAAGCCATTGGCAATCTACAATGAAATTTCCGACGAGCTGGATTTCCCTTCAGAATACCTCATGGCCCTGAAGTGGGGAATAGCTGCTGATCTTGGCCCGAGCTACGGGGTTAAAGAAACTCGCCAGCAAGTGTTAGAGCAGAAGGCGTTAGAAGCTCTTGAGAGTGCGGAAGGGAACGACAACGAGCTAGATAGTATGTACATTGGCCCAGACTATAACGGGGGCTGGTGATGCCTGAAATCCCGATTGGTGGCTCGTTCTATCGCATGGACTCTTTGCCAATATCGGCGCAAGCCTGCACAAATCTATATTCCAACATACCCGAAGTAGCGACCCCATCTAAAAAGCAATTGCTGATTCCTGCCGGGATTCAATCGGCCACCACTGCCGGTGTCGATGTGTTTAACCGTGGCTCGCATGTTTTCAACGGTGTTCCGTACTTTGTGCAAGGTTATGGCCTGTATCGTGTTGACGTGGCCTATGACCCGTTCGGCGTGGCTTCTTACTCATCTACACTGGTAAGCGGTGCGTTGCTGCTTGTAGGCGATGAGCGCGTGATTATGTCGGACAATGGGCAGGAAGGCGGGCAGATGATGATTGTCCTGCCTGACTACAATACCAAGTTTAATGCCTACATCTACACCATAGCGGGTGGGTTGGTCGCGGTATCTGATGCTGACTTCGATGGCCCTGTTGCAGATGTGAACTACATCGACGGCTACTTTGAATTCACCAAGAAGAACGGGCAGCGGTTCTTTATATCTGATTTGCGCGATGGTTCCTCCTATATCTCTACAGACTTTGAAGCGGCTCAGGCCGACCCGGATTATAACGTCCGGTCTTTCGTGCTTCGCAATCAGCTCTATGTTCTTGGTCAACAAACGATTCAGGGATTCCAGAATGTAGGCGGTGCCGGGTTCCCGTTTGCGTACATACAGGGGTCTGTAGTCGCTAAGGGTCTAGCTTCAATCTATGCGATTGAGGAAGTGGACGACATGATGGTGTTCCTCGGGAGTGCCAGCAATGAGACTCCAGCCATATGGATTACGAAGGGTGGCGAGCCTGAAAAACTATCCACTATCCCGATTGAGCAGGAGATATCCACCTATTCTTCTGACGTGATTGCTTCCTGCTTTACTTGGCACTACTCGCAAGCCGGGGCTGAATTTGTCGGCTTCACGTTCCCTGGCGAGGCTTGTTTTGTGTTCGACTTCAGAGCAAAGGAATGGCACACGAGAGAGAGCGTAGACAGTTCAGGCAATGCGATTCCATGCCGAATTGCGTCTGTTGCTCAGGCTTATGGCGTGCTTTTGGTTGGTGATACGGAAAGTAACAAGATAGGCATTCTTTCGCGTGATGTGTACAAGGAATACGACCAAGAAATTCCGCGATATTTCGTGACCCCGCACATTGATAACGAGGGAATGCCGTTTTTCATTGATTCTGTCGAGGTTGTTTCCAATGTCGGCAGCGGATTGACTACCGGGCAAGGTTCCGACCCTCTAATATCACTGTCAATCTCTAAAGATGGCGGTAGGACGTTCAATAATCGCATAGAACGCGAGGCCGGAATGATTGGCGAGTACAATAAACGCACGATTTGGAACCAAATGGGCAGGGTTGCGCGTGAAGTGTGCTTTAGATTTGACTTGGCCGGGGCGATTAAGTGGGCAATCACTAAAATCGAGGTGAATTTCGAGTGATTACGCAGCTTGATAGAGCATTGCCGATTACTGCCGATGGTTCGATGCTTGAAAGGTTCTTCTTTTGGCATATTGGCGTGACTAATTTGCAGATATTGACCGGCAGCGGCTCACCTGAAGGCGTTGTACCGGCACAGGTGACACGGCTTTACATGGATACAGCGGGCGCGGCTGGTGCTATACTTTACATCAAGCGTGATGCGGATATTGGTGGTGACAGGTCGCAAGGGTGGATACTCGTTTGAACATACTGAGGCCGGTTTGCATGAATGACATTGTGCATGTAGCGGAAAACATG